TGGGGAACTGCGAATCGAAGCCGACAGAGTAGCCCTTGCTGCCCCATACTGGGCACCCGTAAACCTCCATCTCTGAGGGCGACCAAATCTTGCCCAAGTCCGCCCAGCTCCAACCGCTCGCTTCGGTGAGCTTGCCCGAAGACGAATAGCGCTCTTCGAGAAGCACGCGCTGCGCGAGAATGGCGCTCTGAAGCGTGGACGGCAGCGCGGGAAAGAAATCGTTGATCTCCCAATCATGGAGCTTCGAGCACAAGTAAGGGTGCTTCTCTTCGGCGGTGCCGTTGTTGTCGTTTGTCTCGCGCCACTGAAGGTAGCTCGTGTTGGATGCCTTGTCGCCCTTCACGGTGACGGGCGCTTTCGGCACCATGACGATATGATGCCCCTTCGCGGTGTCTCCGCACTGGTAATACTGGTCGATAGCGCCGATGCGGTAGCGCACCGTCTGCGCTGGCACGTTAGCGCCCTCGGAAACGGGAACGTCGATGTAGTCTCCGATGCGCAGACCGGCGAAGTTGGCGTTTCGCGCGCGGTTGCGAAGCCACGTGTAAATGTCGGTGCTGCCGATCTCGTTAGCGAAGACCGAAGCGAGCGAGCGCCCCGCGTAAGCGTTGATGTTGTGCTGGCGGTCGTATTCCTCGGCGGTCGTGACAGAATCGGCCTTGCTCTGCGCTGAAGTGTCCTTCAGGTTGTACGCGGTGCCATTGATAGAAAACTTCGACAAATCAGCCATTGATAGTCTCCCTTCTTAGTTGAGCGTCGCCGTCTCGCCGCTCATGGTGGCTTGCGCAACCGTGACCGTCTCGCCGGATAGGGCGCTTCGTCTGTTTGTGGGCATGTACGCCGTTTCTCCAAGGACTATGTAGCCGTCCTGAAGCTCGACAAGGGCTGTCGCAAGCGTCGCGTTCTCGTCGCGCAGCTCTTGCACCTCGTCATCTGACGGCGGTTCGATAGCCGCGATAGCGTTTGCGATATTAAGCGCGTTCTGTGCTGCGGCGGTGGCATCCTCTGCTGCGCCGTTTGCAGTCGCAGCGGCGGCCTTCGCGCTCGCTGCAGCGGTGTTCGCCGCGCTCGCGGCGGCATTGGCGCTTGCGGTCGCCTTGTCGGCGTTCTGCTTCGCAGTGTTTGCGGCTGATGCGGCGTTGTTCGCAGTCGTGGTCGCAGCGTCCGCGTTCTGCTTCGCAGTGTTTGCGGCTGATGCGGCGGTGTTTGCGGCATCTGCCGCGTTGTTCGCGTTCGTCGCCGCGCTGTTGGCGGTGCTCGCCGCCGTGTTGGCCTTTCCAGCGGCGGTGTTCGCCGCGCTCGCCGCGCTGTTGGCGTTCTTTACCGCCGTCTCTCCACGGTCGATGAGGTCTTGAACGGCATCGTCCCAGTTCTGCGCGGGCTGCTGCCCGTCAAGAGCGCTGCGCAGGATTTCTATTGCGAATCGCTCTGTCGAATAGGTCTTGCCGCTCTTCGTGATCGTGAAATAGGCTTCGTCGGTGTAGCCGGACACGCTGCAAAGCTTCGATTCGTCAACCGTGATCGTGGCGGCGTTTCCGCTCACCGAGCATTGGCCGCGATAGTAGTTACGTTTGTTAGGCAGCAGCACGACAAGCCATGCCGTAGCACCTGAAAGCGCGAACTCATCGCCGTTGTCGTAGATAAGCGCCTTGATGGTGGTTCCGCCATCGTCGCCCTGACCAACCTTGATGCAGGTTCCCGCGCCCTCCTTCGAGATATCGAGTTCAAGCGTCCGTGTGTTGCTCATCACTCGCCGCCTTCCTCGACGGTGCCGTATGCAAGCGCGCGGAGGGCTTCGAGCGCTTCGGCGAAGCTCATAGCAGATCGCGCCTTGCTAGACACGGGCTGCACGTCCGCGCGCGCGGCGACGGCTGGCACGCTCGCGGCCAAAGCGTCGAACACATCGACAACCGCCCTCATGCGGTCATCGACGTACAAGGGCTGAACGAGCGTGAAGGGCTGATCGTCGTTGATTGGCTCCTTCACGTCTTCCGGCTGCACGACGGTTCGGTTTCCGTCTTCGTCAACTGCAATGAAAATCATTCCGTTGCTCGCGGCGCGGTTGATAAGCTCTTCGTCGTATTCGGTCACCATCGCTTCGCAGTTGCCTATCGGGTCGTGCAGCATGTGATAAAGGGTCTTGCTCATCGTTCCTCCTAGTCGAAGTTGCATACCGTGCAGAAGCCGTCTACAAAGTCGATGCTTCGCGTTACGTTCCACCATGTAATCGTGCCGTCGCCGTCATCCTGAATCTTGCTGATGTAATGCAGCGTGCATTCTTTCGTGATCGCATGCGTTGTCGTGGTGCTCTCGCTGCTAGATGCAGCGGCGGAAATAAGCGGCGTGGTGATTCGTATATGCTGGTTTCCCGTCAACTGAAGACCGGTCGTTAGCTTCCCGGTGCTAACGTCGCGCATGTGCGCTGAGAAGTCGATAGTCCCGATCTGCGTTCCGTCTTCGTAGCCTGTAATCTCGCCACTGGTAAGACGGATGAGGTTTGAAGCAGAACCGCATTCGAACGTACCGTTAGCGTCGATATTGTTTGCCGTCATGTAGTTTGTCGTAAGCGAACCGGTGTTGAGGTTCCACGTGCTGCGACCGTATCTGTCACTGATGATGCCCGTTTCAATGTAGGTGGCATTGATATAGACTTTGCCCCCGCTGAGATAGATTCCCTGCGTAGCGCCGTTGTTCGTCAAGCGATTGAAAACATCGCGTTGCGTGAGTGAATCGTCTAACGCGTCCACCTTGTCTTGCGCCTGTTTCTGCTCAATCATGTTGCTTGCTTGGCGCGCCGCAGAGTTGTACGTCTTGATGCTGGCGGCATAGTCGCTGTAAGCAATTTCGTAGAGCTGCATAGCGTCGTAAAGATCTTCTGCGGTCGTGGTGTCAAGAACGTTCTGAATCCTCAGAAGCAACTTCCCGTGAGTTCCGTTAGCACTGAACACCGCTTCGTATTGCGTCCGAAGAACAGCCTTGAACTGCGCATCGAGATACGAACTGTTGTATAGGCTGTTGTACTCGCTTTCGAGGTCTTCGCTCTCCTTTTCCACGGTTTGCAGAATCTTAGATACCGCCGCGTGCTCTGCTTCCGTTATGATTCCGTCTTCGGCTATGCCGTCCATCGTCTTATCGAGTTCGTCAAGACCGCTGAAAAGGTCTTCAACGCTCGTGTCGCCAAGTTTCGCGCCAGCGGAAAGCGAGAACTCGCCGCTGGTCAAGTCCCAGAAGTTGTTTCCCTTCTCGTCGGTCAGCAGACCGGCGCGCACGCGGTCAGCCTTCATGGTTCCAGCGTTGATAACGTCGGCAGTAACCATGCCGCCAGTGAAGAACGTTCGCCAATCCCATTGACCGTCTGACGTAAGGCCAGCAGCCAACCGCTGACCGCGACCGTTGACGTTGATAGCCCACATGTCGGCGGTCGCCTTGACCGGCAAACCCGTTTCGGGGTTCAGCGGTACGTTGCTCCAAATCTCGCCCAGCTCGAACGTCTCGACATGGTAGGTTCCAACCGCGTTGAACTGAGCGTTGAGCGCTTGCTGAAGCTGAATCAGCCACGATACCGATGTGCCAGCCGCAGCGTCGTAGAGCGCGTTTTGCTGGCTGTTGCTCTTCAGGGCGCTGTTGACGCTCTGCCACATGTCGGCCATCGTGTCAGTCAGCGTGCCGAACGTCACAGTCGCGTCGCCGGTGAGCAAGTCGCGCTCAATCTGAGACACGCGGCCATGAAGGCGCACGCCCTCGGCAGAAAAGCCCTTGTCGATGATCGCCACGTCATCGCCAACGCCCACGCCCTCCCACGAGCGCCCGAAGGCGTATAGGTCGATGACCGAAGCGGTGTAGGTTACTTTCGGCTCCTTCACCTGCTCTAGGTAGTCTTTCGTTTCCTGCAAGAGCTGCGCCGCGTCCTCGCACTGCTCGTTGACGTATGACGCGACGGCGGGAAGAATGCCGCCCTCGCCGTCAGGGTGCCCCCAAACGGTTGTAGCGTCGGCGTCCTCCACGTAGTCTTTACCGCCGTTGATATCGC